TTTAGGCTGATTGACTTAGCCGGTGTGATTGTTCCAATGTTCTGGGTAGATATTGCCGTTGGGTGTAGGATGCCTTCGTCTTCTGGCGTTGGCTCCATGCTTGCAATGCGCTTTGCTTCCGCACGGTCAATAATTCCAGCCTTAAAAAGACGCTCGGCACGTTCAGCTGCCGCGCTTAGGTCATCAGCCAATGAGCGCACCTGCGACACATCGAACTCTAAGAAGTCGCCGGGTTGTGTCTCGCTGAAGTCCGGGAGCAGGTGGATGGTAATGACATCAGCAATGGCGCGGAAAAGAGGAATCATTCCATCTTCCCATGCCGCCTGTTGGGCTCTCTCGTAATTGCTGTAGGTAGACCGCTCAAGGCCAGAGCCAAGGCCAAGCACCATCGGGTTGAGTCCAAGAGCAGAGCAGATGCGCTCCTCCGGTACACGCCTGATGGCATCCAGTGCTAAGTCGTTAGGCGTTAGGGATACCCTATCCATCTTGTATGGGCCGTTCATAACGACCACGCCGCCAGCATTATCGCCGGTCAGGTCTTCACGCATCTGGCGCTTTATCTGCCGCGCATCATCGATGCTGATGTCTACGCTGGTGTCCTTGGCATCTGGCCCGATGATGATAGACGGCATGGCACCATTAGCCAAGAGGCCATAAGCAGCTGAACTGGCTACATTGTCGGTGCCTATCTCACGTAGCATAGCCTGTAGCGGTGAGCGCCCAAGGCGGATATCTAGAGGCTCCCTCCCGTACCGCAGATGAATCATGTCCTCGAGCTTGACACCGAATGTTCTGCCGTCGGTCTGATACTTGTACATTGTCAGCGGGTTAGTGCCATCACCTACAGGTCTGACCATGTCAAACGGCAGGAACTGCAACCCAATCACTTGACCATCGATTGTTGATCGAATCTTCCGTAGGTAGGCATTACCGAATAACTTGTAGTCCTGAAGGAACCAACCCCATACAAGGTTAGCAGGTAGGCCTGGCATCGGTTCAGCGATGAGCGCAAGGATTGGATGGTCTGGCAGTGCGTCTGCTTGGCTTGAGTCAACCGGTCGGTATACCTTGGCTACGCCTTGACTCCAGTTCCTGACATACCAATCAATCGCCACTGCGACGATGCCATTCAGGCCTAGGTCACCAGCTACTGCGCTCCAGTCCTTATGACTTCCAGGGAGTGCCCTGCGGAGCCGGGAGTATAGCTGCCCGTTGCCAAAGCCGGTTAGCATACGATCCATGCTTTGCGCTAGCGGAAGCGGAAGCGCCTCGGTTTGGTTGGCTACGGCTTTACGCCCAAGGAAGCGGTCAAAGATACCCATGGCTTCAGTATCCCACAGGACTACACGGCACCCCAGCTCTTGCGCTGGCCGCATACCTGCCAAGCGTACGCCATAGCATCAACCACGTCATCGTGCCTACCAACGGGAAAACTCAAAAGCTCATCCTCAAAGTATGCCGGGAGCCCTTGGCAGTGCATTACTTGGCTTTGCTCGTACCGGGCTTCTAGAGGGGCAAAGCGGGTCACTTTGTCACGGTCTGGCCGGATGCCCCTAATCGGTAACTTCGTACGCCTTAGAAGCTCCTGCACAACTGCGGCTTGATACTGCACCTGTTCGATGCCGATCATAGATGGTTGCCACTTCTCAGCCATAGCCTCAATGAAGCGTAGCACGGAAGCAAAGTCAGCGCGGGTACGGTTGATGTCTCTAACGTATATCGTGCCATCGTCACCACGGGATACAACAGCAACCCCGGTGTAGTCGGCTTCACTCTTAGTAGAGATTGCAAGGTCAACCCCGATATAGGTAGGCAACCCTTCAGGACAATCGCCATACCGCAACCACTCCCGCTTAATACGCGCTCCCGCAGCATCCACGAACTCGGCTAAATACTCCTGCCTAAAAGCAATGCTCGGCAATGACTCACCCGCCTTGCCTACCTCCTCAGGATCAATCCACGGGTTAGCGGTAGTCGGCATCTGCCACGCCATCCAGTCATCATCTTGACCAGCCATGCCGTACAAAGTACGGAAGTAGTTAGAGCCTTTAGGCGTACTAAGAAAGAACGCGTCCCCCTTGTAGTCGGTGAGCGTTGGGCGGATGGCTTCAGTCCAGGCTTGTTCTAGATGTCTAGCCATAGCGGCTTCGTCGATAATGACCCGCTTGTACTTTCGACCACGGGCAACGGTTGACGGGTCATCCAAAGTCCAGTAATCGATGGCTGCCCCGGTTATAAGCTCTATGCGCGGGGCGGGGCTTTGTACGGCTCGCCGGATAACCGGAGCGTATATCCTTTTATGATCGGCGTATGCCTCTTCAAGGAGCCGATAGGTAGGTGCGAACCAAGCGCAGGGCAAGCCGTCAATCAATACCGGGTCAGATAAAAGGTTACCGCCCAGCGTTGTTTTCCCAAAGCGTCTACCTACTCAGCCACAGGCAAGGACGTTGTATCGCCTTGCCTGTGCCATTATCACCTGCTGTGCTTCATGAGGTCGTGGGAGAATCAATCTAATATCAGGCATTCTTCACCCGCATGATACAATGTTTTATATGAAAAGAGTATGTGAAACCTGTCATCGTGAATATGATACTCCACCGAGTATGCGCCCAAGATTCTGCAGTGCTAAGTGCTGCGGAGAAAGTAAACGTAAAGCACTTACTAAGTTATGCATTGTTTGCCAATCATCCTTTAGTACTCCACCAAGCCGCGACAGCATTTATTGCAGTAAGAGTTGCCACCGTACACATAAAAACACCATCGCTAATCCATCGTGGACTCGTGATGTGTCGGGTGAGAATAATCCGATGTTTGGTGTTCAAAGGTTTGGTAAAGATAATCCTATGTTTGGTAAACGGAAAGCTGAATGCTCTTTGTGGAAAGGTGGCAGGAAAGTTAGAAAAGATGGCTATGTCCTTATAGCCGTTGCAGATGATTATTTGAATCCAGCCGATACGACATCATCTGGCACAAAGTATGCGTTAGAACATCGGGTCGTTATGGAACAGCACATCGGTAGACCGCTATTAAAAACTGAGGTTGTCCACCATGTTGATCGGAATCCAAACAACAATCACATAGACAACCTTCAGTTGTTTTCATCACATGAAGAACATATGCGAATCGGTCACGGTAAACACTAGGCAATCGGTTTGTCCGAATACTCCACGATCACCTTGACCGGGCTACCGTCTGCGCCGGTCTGCTCTACCCTAGATGACCAGTCGGCTTTGTGCTTACGTTCAAGCCACCACGCCGCCGCCTGCCAAGTCGTGCGGGTTGCATCTTGGATGACTGCAAGGTTGCGTAGCTCCGCTTCACCCTCCGCTTTTTCTACAGCGTATGAAAATTCAGAATATTCCCTAAGCCAGTTGGCAAGTGTAGTCTGATCAATACCAGCGGCGGCACAGGAAGCCCTGCGGGTGTTACCACCTCGCAGAGCGTCTGTGAGCTTCGTTACCGTTGCCGGTGTGTACTTGGTTGGTCTACCTGCTCCGGGTTGTGCTGCCATCTAGACTCTCCTCTATATTTTCTGTAGCTGCCCACAGCAGGGCATCTCTCATCTGCTGGTCGGTGATGCCTTGGGCTTTCGCCCTGCGCTTCACATCTTTATACAGCCATCGTGTATACATCTCCGACCATACCACCACGCATCCAGCCCCCACCAAAGCACCAATGGCAAAGTTAATCATTTGATTTCTTCCCATATCGGCTCTCCGGTTACCGGATTGTACTTGCCGATCATCCAGTCTTCAGCGAACAGGTCACTAGCGGTAAGCCAGATAACGCTATTGTTTTCTTTGACTTCTGTACCCTCTGCAACGCTGAAGGTGTCCCAAAGTTCACTGAACCGGACGTGTAGCCCATCAGGCCACAAAGCCCGGCGTATGGGCTTCTCTGCTAGCAAGGCATCAAGTGCCTGGTTATACTTCATCTTATTATCATCCAGTCATTAGCCATGACATCAGCACCACGGAAGTAAGCAGGCCCGGCATGGTGCCGGTTACCTGCACCGTCAAGTTTGAACATGACCAGCTGCCCGTGCTGTACGGCGTAATGGATTCTTGCGCCGTCCCGGCAAAGATACTTGCCGTCCCTCATATGCACCAAGGCACCAGAG